AATTTCTCAAACAATATTTTGATAGCACCGTTTCCGCCTAATTCAACGTAGCTTTCATAAAGTCGTGAAAGTTCTTCGATTTCATGTTGACTTGTATTTCCACGTCGTATTGCTTTTTTAAAGTTTTCTTGCAATCGAAAGCGTTGTAGCCGTTGCAAGCCTTTTCCGATTAGCGAAAGATTTTTATTGTTATCTTTCCCAATTTCCTCGACTGCGTGAACTGATTTTTCGAGATCCCCGATTTTATCCGTAAGAACGTTGATTTGTTTTTCAGTTTCTTTTGTGTTCTGCGTACTTTTGAACGAGAAATAACTCGGAATAATCACAATTAAAACGGGCGTGAGTTTATCTAGTAGAGTTATAAATTCCAATTAAACCACCCCTTTTCTAAAATAGTGGTCTATTGAACGGGTTGAGTTTCTAGTTCACTTGACGGCTTGGTAGGTACTTCCCACTTCCAGACTGCAAGAATTCCATTTTGGGACGGTGAGCCTTCAAGTTGCTTGAGCGTTTCACCCTGATAAATGAATTGTTGGTTTGTCTGAATTAAGATACGTTTACCTTCACCGTTAAGTTCAACATGTTCAGGGTCTTCAATAGCAAACATTGAACCCGGAGAATAACTCTTGCCATTCTCAACAAGCGGGAATAGTTCAACGAGTTCCTTATAAGTAGTACCATAAGCGATTTTCTCGCCCATGATAGAATCTTGAGCCATAACACGAACTACCTTATTGATTTTTTCAGTGATTTCAAGTAACTCGTTCTGTTTATTTTCAGTTTGAGCGAGCTTCTGTTCAGCTTGCTCGATTTTAGATTGAGCTTGGACGATTGCTGACCCGGGATCTAGTTCAGCTTTAATAACATCAAGAACTGCTTGAATAAGCACGTCTTCTTGGTCTTGTGTGCGGTCTCCAACTAGTTCACGTTGGTTGGTGCTGTAACGGTTTCCGTCTTGTAAACGAATTTCCACAACGGTTGTCGTTTTTTCTCCGAAGCCGCGAATATAAGGTTTAGTTGCGAGTGTGTAGTTGTTAATTGCCATTTGTCATTTGTCCTTTCAGTTCTTCAAATTTTGATTTTAGTTCTTCGTTCGACTCAATGAGATTTAAAATTTCATTGAGTTGTTTTTGTGTGATTTCATAAAGAGCTTTATATGTCGCTGAATCACTTGCCTTCATTCCGACATCATCGCTTAAATTTCGGATGATTAGTTGATTAATTTCTTCCTTCATTTATTTTCTCCAATTTCTGATTAAGTTCTTGAATAGCCTTAATTAAATAAGGTACGAGTACGAATGTGTTATATGAATAAGCGCCATCTGGATTTTCATAAAACGCTTCAGGAGCGTATTTCTGGACATCTTGAGCCATGATACCGCATGAAATATCTTCGATTTTCCCATCATATTCTTTGCGATAACTGTATGTTTTAAGACGGTTGATAACTTCCAGAGCTGATACCTTACTATCTTCGATATTATGTTTATATCTTCTGTCTGAAACGTCTTTATTCAAGGCCACCCAAGCATAGCTTCCTGATCGTCTATAGAGATAGGCATATCCTGCTTTCTCCTGAACTCTTGTAAACGTTTCAGAGTACATCCAGTAACCAGATTTTTCTGAACTTGGATTATTGTAGAAAATACTACCCGTTACTTGTAAGTCTCCGTGAATAATAGGAGTATTCCAGAATTGTGCCTTGTTATAACAGAACATTTCTCCCGTCCGTTTCACAAACCAAGCATATTCCTTTGGTTTATCCCAGTTGTCTCCCCAGTTGACCCAAAGGGCTGTTTGACCCCATCTAGAGCTACCGTTACTCATCCCAACATCAAATTGGTTAGTACCAGTTAACCAGTAAGTGTTTGGGTCTTTTTCGTGAGTACCAATTTGGAAGCCACCAATACGGCCTTTGAAACCTTCAAGCAAGTCCGCAGTGACAACTGATGACCTTAGTTTATTGATAAATGCAGTTTTAGCAGCTAAAGCATCTGTGAATACATCGCTCGATACCATCTTATTAGCCATTGCTGAGTCCATGACAACATTCTTTGCAGAAATATTAATAATATTTGCCTCACTTGCGTCAATTTCTCCAATGTGAGCCGTGCCAATTTGAGCGTCACCAATCATAGACTTTTTAATAACGCCGTCTTTAATATAGGTTTTCTCTCCGACTGATATTAGTCCCTCGTTGATTTTGACTGAACCGTCAGGGTTTAGGTTGATAGCACCTAACACGTCGCCAGCACTATTTAAATTCTTAACCGACCACGAACCCGCAAGCTGTGTGACTTGCGTTTTTGTAGCTTCAAGATTGCGATAGGCTTCGTCAAATTGACTTGGTTTAAAGCTACCAGTTCTCGGCCCTCTCACAAGCATAGGCTCTTTGACTTCTACCCAGCCATTTTTTACTAGATAAAAGAAGATAGGAAAGTTCCCTACTTGGTCAAAATCAAGGTCTTCTGTCATTTTGAACGTGCCTTGAAAATCAATCCAAACGTTTCGGACTGGTGTTTCAGGATTGGCAATCGTTTTTTGTAAAACCGTTTTATTTTGTGAGTGATTTTTGATAACCACACAAAACTCATGGTCAAGTTGTCGTCTGATTTTATATTTAAATCCGAGCGTGTACACTTCGCCTTTTAGGATTTTAGGAACGTAAATAGGTAACGTGAACCCGCCCCAGTTATAGCCAGTCAGACCTTGAGCGTCAATATTGAATACGCCATAACTCGTGTTATAGATACTAACTCCGTCTCTTTTAGCTACGATTGTATGCTTATCAAGTTTTTCAGAATTGACAATCAAGTTGTTATCAGACACTACTAAGTCGTTGATTTCTGTTTGAAAAATCTCGTTAGTCATAACTAACCGTGAAATCTTATCCGGCAAACCTTGTTCTGTGTTACCCAAAACACGCTCGTACAACTGACTTGTTTCTTTAACACGTTGGAAGTCTGCTTCATTGACCTTACCAGCAACTTGACTTGCAATATCTGTGATACGTCCGTCAATGCCTTGCTTGTATTCTGCTAGCTTGGTTTCGTTTTCTCTTGCGAGTGCTTCAAAACGTTGTTTCGTCCCCTCGACATTTTCAAGATAGGTACTTTTAGCAACAAAATCTTGTGATAAAGTTTCACGAATGACGCTCGTTTGTTTGGCCGTCTCTTCTCTAGCATATCGCTTCAATTCTTCTTGACGTTGGCCGTCCTTATCAATGAATGATGTTATTTCTCCGATTTTTGTTTTAATGCCGTCTGTCGTTTGTGTGACTTCAAGCATTTTAGAGCCATATTCATTTTTGAAGTTAGTAATTTCATCTTCTTGAGTATTGACTCTGTTAGCGATAGTAGAGAGTGCGATTTGAGTTTCATCTACAATATGCTTCGCTTCATCAGCAAGTTCATAACCAGCTCTAGCTTTTTTTAGGGCTTCTTCACTTCTGCGTTTGCTTTCTTCGTTTGCTTGTTCTGTTGCTTTCTTGAATTTATCGAATTCTTTCTCAAGTTCCGATGTATCAAGTTTTAACTTTTTAAGCTCCCACTCCGCCCCGTTCCAGATATACATTTCTGTATTTTCGCCAGCGGTTAAATAAAGAATATCACCACGGTTTATTGTTCCGATTGGCTCGTCTTTTGGTTTAGTTGCACCATAATAGACCGTATTCTTACCATCTGCGCTTACAAGAGCCCTTGTAGCGACCGCCAGAGCGCTTTCTGCGAATTCTTTACTTTGTCCCACGCTGCGAATGATTGAGCCTTCCGAGCTTATTTGTTTTTGAACGCTTCCGATATCGTTACAAGTTACTTTATGGTTAATCAAGCGCCCCGTAACGTCATAAGAACTTTCAAACGAAACGATCCGAATTTTTTCACGGAATCTTATCGTTTCATTGATAGCCATGATATAATCACCGGCCCGCGGTTGTGTGTATTGATAACCGGCTCGGGTTAAATCTTCCATATCGAGTTGGACTGATATCGAGTATGAGTTATCCACTTCAAATTTTAAGCGTTCTAACAACTTACCGGTATCTTTATAGCGTTCATCTGTTACCGGTTCGCCTTCGATACGTCCGTAAATCTGAGCGAGCGGGCTTTCATATTCGGACGTATATCGACCTTTACTATGGTCTTCTTCATCTTTCCACGCCCCCAGCCCACGCTTATATGTAATGAACTTATTGATATTTTTTTCAATCACTAATTCATTCATATTAAAATTCTTTCGGACTACCGTCGAAAGATCCGCACCGATTTTTTTAGTAATCAAGACGACTTTTCCGGAAACTGAAAACTCGAGTCCAGCAGCTTTAATAATATCTTTAAACATTCCTAAGCGTTTGGCGTTTCCGAAATTTTCTTTACGAATAGAATTCACTCTTACGCTCGGCTCAATCTGGTATCGATAACAGCTATCTTTGAAGATAGCCTCGATATATACTTCAAAACGATGTGATCCGTTGAATTCGGTATAACAGTTCGAGTGATCGAAGTCATAAAAGAATTGGTGAACGGCGTCGAAGGAAACGGAAAGATTGCGCCCCTCGTCCCGAGGCTTGGCGTAAACAATGCTATAAAATTCGCCGTTAAGCTCAAATTTCCAGCCAATATCAATTTCAGATAAAACTCTATCATTTGAAATAATAGTCCCTGAAACTGAACGCTCACCGTTTACGGCATTTTTGACCGTGAATTCAACTTGCGCTCCAAAACCTTCGCCTTTTTCATTGTAAAATGTAAGCAATGTTTCCCTCCTTCCTATTTGTATAATTCTTTAAATCCGATTATCTTGATTGTGCCTTTAAAATTCGTAGACCACGGGATTTTCTTATTCGCTTTTGGTTTAATCACGAAATACTCAAAATTTGTCCGATTGTTAATATTTTCAAAAAAAGTCCCCGTGCCAAGTCCATACTCAACGCCAGACAAGCGCAATTTGTTTCCGGACTGGATAGGCGTTTCGACGTGATTATATGAGAATCTTCGACCGTCAATCTCAAGAAAAAAATTCGTTTGTTGGGCGTTTGCTGTTAATTCAACAATAAATGGAACTTCTAACTGACTAAGTGTAGCCGTTCCCGCATAATCAAACGTATTTGTTAAAAGCGTGATATCTTTCGGTTCTGTTTCGCCATACGGTAATTCCGAAGTCACAAAACCAAAAGAAACGTTATACTTCAATCCGGCGGAAGATTTTCCGATGAATTCATATTCAACCGAACCATTATTGACGACCTTATAACGATATTTCCAAGCTCTATGAGGTATCGTTCCGAGGTTTAATTCGCCCGTTGTTTGTCCGGCTAACTCGAATTCGTATAAATCATCACGTTCGGGGTGCATTTTGGTAATGTAAAAACCATCATCACCTAAAACGTATCGATTCAGTTCGTCTTTTTTATCAAAAAAGGCTTCCATCGTTGGGACGGTAAGCCTTGCTTTTACTTCTATTGTTTTCTCGGTATAGGTCAAGCCGTCGAAAATTCGACCATTGCGACCTTTTACCGTTCGTGTCGAAATATCCACGGCCGGGGAAGAATCATCGACCGTGATATTATATAAGCCCAGCTCGGACAATCTCCGAGCCTGACCGTCTTTTTCAATCAATAAATCCATGAGTCCCCCTTACGCGAAATATTCAGAAAGTGCTTGTTGTCTAGCGTCTTTCTCTTTGATTGTTGTATAGATCTTGTCGCCCACGATTTCGTTATGGACTTCAAACTTACGTTCAGATAATTGCGAGTTCTTAACGTCGTCGCTCAAGTTTTCAAGTGAAGAACGAACGCCCGCACTTGTGACGCTTGCTGACGTAGTGAGTACGCTGTTTGTTTGGTAATCTTGATCGGTGATAGCTTGCGCGTATTGTTTCGATACGTCGTTAATATCTTTCACCCAGCTAGACATACCATTATAAAGCCCTTCACCCGTGAAGCCCCCTATCTTAGCCATAACCCGTGAAGGTGAATGAATAGAAAGAGCAGCCCGCATAGTTCTAGCAATATTTGAAGCGATACTACTAGCTAGCGAATATAAAGATCCAGCCATTGAGGCAAGACCATTATATAGACCGGCGCCGGCATTATAACCGACGCTACTTAATAAGCCCGGAAGGCTTCCAAACGTTGCGGCAATGTTATTGTTCGCGCTGGAAGCTAGCGACATAACGCGAGACATTCCCGATTGCATTGTGCTAGTAAAAGAGTTCATTCCACTTGTTGCGCTTGTTGTAACATTTCTAAACGTATCATTGAACGTTTTAACCATCTGCGCACCGCTTTGAGTGCTAACTTGTGAAATTTTATCAAGTCCAGTTTGAACCGCTTGGCCTGTCGTTTGCATAGCTTTTGAAACGGTATTTTGCATTTCTTGATAATTTTTCGCAATCGATTGTGATAACTGCGTGCTTGATTGTTCCGCGCTTTTTGAAACGCGATTGAAATCAGATTCCGCGCTTGTTGCTAACGTATTTGTTGCTGCTGTTGCGCCCGCTTGCATTTGTTGGAAGTTTGAAACAACTCCCGAATTCGCAATAGAAGCGTTCGTATTCGCGGTAGTAGATACGCCGGCCGTGCTAGCGTTCGCATTATTAAGCAACTGATCTAGTTGATAGCTTGCGTTTGCGTTTAAATCACTAACATTTGAAACAACGTTTGAATTCATGGCGCTCGTTTGAGCTGTCGCGTTTGTTTGCGCTTGTGTAAATGCCGTATCGCTATTCGTCGCGAATTGTTGAGCTTGCAAAGTCCCGTTTGCGTTCATAAGACCAAAGTTTGACAAAACATTTTGCTGCATTGTCGTAGTCTGAGTTGTAGCGCTGTCGGTAATACCTAGCATATTATTATTGACGTCCATTAACATAGCGTCCGTGGACGTGGTAACGCTCGATTGCATTTGTTGGTAATTCGTACTTACGCCCGTATTCGCAAGGAAAGCGTCTGCTGTGATTTTAGCCGTTGTCGTTCCGCTTCGAGCTTCGATATGGTCCGATGTCGCGCTGATTGTCGCTTGAACTTTCGCTCCGCCTTCTTCTGACTTGCCAGAAATAAAGTCCCAAAGACCACCGAAGAAGTTTCCTACTGCTTCGCCTACGCCTTTAAGCGCGTTCGGAATGAACTCGAGCAATGCTTTACCGAATCCCGTGATAATATCCCAAGCTGCTTTGACGATGTTTGGTAAGCCCTTAATAATCGCCATTGCGAGTTGGACAATTAATTGCCAACCGGCCGCAATAAGTTGCGGCAATGCTTGAGCAAGTCCATTGATAAATTGACCGATAATCTGAACCGCACTCTGCGCGATCTGTGGTAAGGCTTGAATTAAGCCTTGAACCAAAGTGACAATTAAACGAATACCACCTTGCAAGATAGCCGGCAAGTTTTGGAGAATCGTTTGAATGAATCCGACAATAACTTGTGTTGCAATCTGAATAATCGTCGGCAACGCTTGAACGATACCTTTTACGATATTCATTAAAATTTGAATCCCTTGTTCTAAAATCTGAGGGAAATTCGCTTGCAAGTTATTGATAAAGTTCGTCACAATTTGTTGAGCTGTTGAAAGTAATTGCGGGATATTCTGCAAAATACCTTGTGTCACGTTTACCAGTAATTGCATACCGATAGAAAGTAATTGCGGTAATGCTGATAGTAACGTATTTACAAGCGTTCCGATAATCGTTATCGCTGAAGATATCAAAGAGCCGGCATTTTGCCCCACCCCTTGCACTAAGCTAGCGATAAGCTGAATTCCCGCGTCAATGATAACCGGGAACATTGTCGCGAATGCTTGCGCCAGTTTTGCGATTAAGTCCGCACCGGAAGCGATAAGTGCCGGAATTTGTGACGTGATACCCGTAACAAGATTTTGAATTATTTGTGGTCCTTTAGTCGTTACCGTGTTTAGTAACTGATCTATTTGTTGCCCGAATTGGCTATTGATTAAACCTAAACCAGCGACAACAAGCCCGAGAATAGCTGCTGGACCAATAGCAGCAAGGGCGATTCCCATAACTGAAGCGATTCCGCTAGTCATCATGCTTAAAATCGAAAGGCCTTGTGAAGCAGCGCTTCCAATAGCCCCCGGAACTCCCGCCATTTTACCCGTGAAGTTAGATACTAAACCGCTAGCCGTTTTTAATGCCCCAGATGAAGCACTTCCAAATTCTAGCGTTTTAGAAGCAGCAAACCCCAAACCTTTAGAGAGTGAGGTAAGATTGCTAACCGCCGGACCAAACGCGAAAGCACCTACCACCCCAGCGATAGCTGGTTTTAGTCTAACCATCACGCTTTCAAATTTCTTAGCTTGTTGCTCGGTCATTTTTGTCCCGTTCAAAAACTGATTAAGAGCTGGATTCAATGAGTTTAAAGCGTCAAGGAATGTTTGTAAACCTTTTGAGTTGGAAATTTTATCCACTAACTTATCAACGTATTTTACTAACGTTGTAAGCACCGGCAAGACTGCCGTTCCGACCTTAATTTGTAACGTTTCAAATGAACCACTCAAAGCCTCGATAGCCCCTTTTAAGTTGTTCAATTTTTCCGCTGCTACTTGCGCCGCTGTTACTTTATCGATAGCGGCTTGCATATTGTTTGCGCCGTCTGCTCCCTCGTTCATCGCGATAGTTGCAGCACGCACCGCGTCCGTACCGAATAACGTCTTCAAGGCCATTTGTTTTTCTGCGTCCGTTAAACCTCCCAGCTTATCTTTCAAAACTTGAGAAATTTCCGCGAACGATTTTACTTTTCCTTCTGCTGTGAAGAATTGGTTCGCTCCGTCCTCGGTTATGATCCCGAGTTCGCGCATTGCTCGATATTGCCCCTTCGTTGAAGGTTGCAAGTTCATAAGCATTGTCTTGAGCGATGTCCCGGCGTCTGAACCTTTAAGTCCGTTTTGCGCGAATACTGCAAGGGCGTTCGTGGTATCACGGAATGATAAGCCAAGCCCTGAAGCCACCGGCGCGACCATAGAAAGCCCGTACTTCAATTCGTGGACGTCTGTCGCTGAAGCGTTCGCTGCTCCCGCAAGTTGGTTTGCTGCTTGCGTTGCGTTCATACCGTCACGTTTGAACGCGTTTAAAGCTGTCGAAGTAATTTCCGCCGCTTCCTTCAAGTCGAGTTCCCCAGCAGTTGCTAAGTTAAGCGACGCGGTAAGTCCACCGTTTAGGATGTCTTGCGTGGAAACCCCAGCTTTTGCTAGTTCACCCACGGCGTCCGCTGCTTCCGCTGCTGAAAAGGCTGTATCTGCCCCGGCTTTAATAGCTGCGTCGTTGAATTTCTTCATCGTTTCTGCGCTTTCGCCAGTAACCGCCTTAATATTGCTCATTTTAGCCTCGAACTCGGCCGCTTTTGAAATTGTGCTTTTGATTGCTTGCTTTCCAAGATCAAAAGCCTTATAAGCAGCAGCGACTCCGATAACTTGTTTCAATAACCCACTAGAAGCACTTGTAGCGCTGTTCGTATGGCTTACAATTCCAGTTAAAGCACTAACGGCTTTCTGTCCGGTTGTTTGAAACGCATTTCCAAGTGAACCTCCGACTTGTGTCGCGAGCCTATTCGTTGCTGATAACAAACGCCCGCCGAATGAGTTACTAACTCGATCTGCGAAGCCGTTTGCTTTTGCTGTCAAGCCTGAAAACAAGCTAGACCATGACGAATTGATAGGATTCAAAACATTTTGACCGAGCGAGCTTGTCACTCGTTGCGCTGCTGACAAAACGCGAGCCTCGAAAGCTGCTAAACTATTGGCAATGTCATTAAACGCGGACTTGTAAGGTCCACTCATATTTTTAGCAGAATTCGCAAATACCGAACCGATTGAATGAGCTTTTGAGCTGATTCGTGTCGCCATCGAGTCAACACTATTCGCCATTTCTGCAAAAGCGCTCTTTGGTGATTTTATCGCGTTTGCGATATCAAAACTAAACGCTTTTTTAAACCCTGAATTAACTTTTGAACCGAACGACAAAATTTCACTTTTCATCGTTCCAAAAATACCTTTTATATCATTTGATAGACGGATAAGGCCATTTCTCAAGGGTTCGGGCAATTTTGCGCCAATATTTGAAGCGATACGCTGAAGCTCACCCATAGCAATTTTTAAGCCACCAGTCAGACCTTGACCGATTTTAGAGCCTAACGATTGATTATTGCTTGCTAGTCGGTTCATCAATTCCCCAACTTCGCGAATCATCTGATTGGCGCTTTTAGAAGCAGATTGCGCGGCCGTTTCAAACGCTTTTTTAGTTGAATTCACGACCTCGTTCATCGCCTTATCGTATTCGGTTAAATCCGCACCAATAAGGGCTTCGATTGAGCCATCAAAAGCCATCACTTCACCTCCTTTTTTCTTTTTTTAATGTCTATTTCGGAAATGCTCATTCAATCGTTCGATTTTCGCGAGTAAATCCTCGTTATTCCTTTTGTCGTTGTCTTTTGGACTGAATAAGCGTCTAACTTTATCGCGGTCCTTTTTCTTGCTCAATTTACTTACTTCTGCTTTTTTAGCGTTAAGTGTGTATCGTAAATTGAAGGCAAGCTCGACAAGATTTTCTCTTTCTTCAATACTGCGATAGTATAGACCTTCGCGAATCGCGTCAAGCTCCCTTTTGCTGCAAGAATAAATGATTCGCGTATCTGTTAGACCTAAACGGGCGCACTCGATTAAGAGATTGCGTTCTTCAACCTTCCAATTTGTGCTTCCGTTTGTTCGATCTGGAATTGTGCCGTCGCTTGATCTTGTGCTGTTTCTACTTTCGCTTTCAAATACTTCAAGGCCAATTCGAGCTTCTCGATATACTTCAAAACTTTTTCGTTGAAAAAACCTGAATCCACCATTTCTTCTTCAATAGCTTTAAAGATTGGCTCGGTAGTTGTCGCGCCCAATTCTTCCAATTTAGCTGAAATAGCTGTCAATGCTTCATCGTCTGATACGGCTTTCGCTTTTTTAGACGCGCATAGCTTGATTAAGTCAACTAACGCCGAATCGTTACGCTCCACAACGCGAAGGAATAAAGCGCCCACGCCGTCCTCGTTTGGTTGTCCGTTGTCGTCGCGACTTGATAATTCACGATTGACTTTAAACATAAGCATATAATCAAATTTAATTTCGATTGCACGGCTTCCGACTGTAAATTCCATAGTTTATACTCCTTTTAGTTAAAAAAATAAAAGCAAAAGGGCTTTTGACGGCCCTCTTGCTTGAAAAATTAGCGTGTAATGTTGTTGTAATCGCCAGTTGTTTCACCCGGATTTTGGTAATCATATACTTCGTTAAGCATATTAATTTCTTCCGTTGAAAGCGGGAATTTCCCGTCGCGAAGACGTCCAACGATTCCGACTGTGTAAGTAAGTTCAGTAAATCCATCGATCGCGTCGTCGAATTCGATGTCATCTGTGATTTTACCATAACCGAATTGTGCTGGATATTTATCTTTACCTTCTGACGACTCTTTCACGCTGTCGTCAACGATAACGCGCCAAATTTTGACTGATTCACCTGTTTTTTGAGCGTCCAAGATAACTTGTACTGACGGATCTTTTGGTGCAAAATATTGAGTCAACTCGATTGAGTGCTCATCTGTTGCTTTTTCAAGCAAACGCCCTTGTTGTGTTTGCTCGTCGATGTATTCCCCACCCATAGTAGTAGAGCCATCTTTACGATAAGCTGGAAGCATTGCTCCCGTGCCTTTTTCTGCGTGAATTGATTGAATAAAGTAAAATACTTTTTTACCTACGATTGGCTTCGCAATCGTAATTTTAATTTTTGCCTTGTCTTCTGCTTCACCCATATTTTAAAACTCCTTTTTAATAAATTATTTCTGTTAAATTTAAAACGATATGATAGACCTCTCGACCTACTGTATTATCTTTCAAAACATTTGTAGCCATTCTCGAATTTCTTCCGATACGCCTGATAGCTTCAGAGCGCACTCTTTCGACCTCTCCGCGACTTTCATCGCCCGGTAGGAATATATCCACCTGAACGCCTAAATCCTCGATAATGAGCCCCGTTTGGACTGTTTTCGACGTGTCCGAGCTCGTTTGACCGATAACGATAAACGGCTCTAGCGTTTCCGGTTCCGGAAGATTGAAATAAATCGGAAGGTTTAACGGCTTTAACTTTTCGCGAATATTCGCGAGCGCTTTTACTGAAGGTGTTTCAAAAGTCATAAATCACCTCCTAAACATTTTGCGAAGGTTCTTAAATAGAACCTCACTTTCTTCTTTCAATGCCGGACCGAGAAAAGGTTGCGCCTTCATTTTACGCGTTCCAAGTTCCACATAGACGGAATAACCAGCGGGGGACGTTACTTTGTATCGTAACATACCCACTCTAGCAACAAAAATACCGTTTCGCATGAATCCGGTATCTACTGCTGCTTTCATTTTAGCTTTACGCTCAACCCGTAAGGCCGAACGTTGAAGCTCCGCGCTTACTGCCCGTCTTGCCTGTTTTGGTTTACCTTGTACGCGTCGAATGTATTTATCGAGCCCCTTGACTTTATAAGTAAAACTCATAAATAAATCACCGTGCTATTATGATGGTATCTTTTGCCTTTGATTTTCATCTTACGCCCTTTGTAAATCACTTCGGAAAAATCCTTGTGGATACCTTGCAAGTGCAACTTGAACGCGTCGAAGTCATACTTACCAAAAAGCCCCATCATTTCATAATTTGACATGGCATTTTTCATACAAGGTATCGGGGAGCTGTTACGCTTTCCCGTTTTCTCGAATAATTCATCAGTCGGACGTGTTTCAAAAATCAAAACAACGCGATCATTATAAATCATACGCGCCCCCTTTTTAAATAAATCTAGCGATTCCACGGGCGCGATTTTTGACTGCTAGGCTTTCTAAAATCGCCTTGTTATCATCTGTTAGATAGCTGTCCTCCCAAGTAAAGCTCCGGCCTTCTTCGCTGTCAGCGGTTGCCCCTTCAGAATTCAAGCGGTTAAATCGACTAACAGCCACGTCACGAAGAATATAACTCACGCTATCCGGCAATTCTGCCAATGGAAAGTCCGAAAAGCGGTTGACGAACGCGATAATACGCTCGAAACTATCCTTCACAATTAAGGCCAAAAGTTCGTCTTGTTCTTTGTCGCTTTCCGGAATTCCTTTTAATAAACGAATTTCTTTCGTTACTTTTTCCAGTTCAATAGCTGCCATCGTTCACCTCTTAATTATCCGCCGGGTACTGGTACTGGTGCTTCGATTGTAGCCTCAACTACGCCGTCTGGAATTTCAGCAAAAAGAACGTTAGCCCCAAAGAATACAGATTCAAAAGTAAGGTTGTTCAAGTGACGGTCACGGCTTACAGCGATTACGCCAGTTTCATCTGTGAAGTCTGCGAACAATCCACCCAAGTCACCGTTAGCAACGTTTAGATAAGCGAATACCAAGTTCTCAACGGCTGTTGTGTAAATCTTACCTTGCGGACATGATGGCATAACGATAACGTTTTGCATACCGAGGAAGTTTTTAAGAAGTGTGAAGCCAAACACATTTGAAGCGTCAGACGCAACGGTTGTTGTTCCGAGGTATTCTGCGACATCAAGCGGGTTTACGAATGATACAAGCGGAGAACCTTCAAATTCGTTGAAAGTGCTCAATTTGCCCCAGCTATTCGCAAGAGCTTGTTGAAGACCTTTTCCTTTTACTTTAGTTTTAGTCTTTTTAAGGTAAGCTAGGAAGTCGTCTTTGATTCCGTTTTGAATTTCGCGAAGAAGACGAGTATCAGCTTCGGAAATAGCGCGTGACGCACCGTGACGGGCGATAGCTTCAGCAGATACCGCACGGCGTTTCTTGAACCATGTAACGGTGTATTCTTGATCTTTAGCACGACTTACTTTTGAAAGTGGAATTGTTTCACCTTCAGCCGTTACCGTATTGTCGATATCAGTCGTCCATTTGTACGTTTGAATTTTAAGGTCATTTGTCAATTCTTGACGACGTGTAACCCCCAAAAGTCGAAGCAAGTCGTTAATGTTTTTAGAAAACTTGTTGACAAAATCAATAGACTTAATTTCGCCTAAGTCGTTCATAGTTGTTAATTTATTTTCAGCCATATTTTAGCCCTTTCTAATTTTTAAATAATCCAATGTTTGCAGCAATTAAGGCTTGACGTTGTTCGTCGTCCTCAACCGCCATAATTTCAGCTTTTGTCAGCGATACCGGTCCAGTCCCTTTTCGTGGTGCTTTTTGTGCCAAGCGTTCATCGACGCGACTTTCTACCGCTTTATCGAATACCGAGCGCAATAGCCCGATTTTCTCTTTGGTGACTTCCGCCGTTTCAGAAATAACAAAATCCAAGAATTCAACCGGCAATCCTTCTTCGCTCAAAAGCGTTTGAGTTGCTACCCGCATTTCTTTTTCAGCAAGTACGCGCTCACGTTCTTCGATTGCTTGAATTCGTCGCGCTTCTTCTTCTTTTGCGCGTTCGTCTTTTGTCATTTTTGCTAAGCGTTCACCTTCGCTTTTCGCTTGTTCGATAATTTCCGCTTGTTCGTCTTCCCACTTCGCACGTTCAGCCGCTAGCATTTTGCCAATTTCTGCCCGTGTAAAGGTTCGTTCCGTTTTCTCTTGCTTAGTTTCAACTTGTTCTTCCTGAGTGACGTCTTGCTCAAGTGCTTCAGTTTCAACGGTTGCTTGTGTATTTTCTGACATTTATTTCCTCCGATGGTTACGCCATCAATCGATATTCTCGTTTTACGCCCGGCGGCGAAACATTGCAGCTTTTAACGTCTTCCGCATAGTCTGGACAACAAAAAAAGCGGTCTATTCCCGCTTGTCAAGATAACGGATCACCCCCTTATCTATTTGAACGTTCTTTATTCGCTTGTCTAATTCCGTCAATCAGTCCGGCAATGATAGACCAACCTACCAAAACCAAAATCAAAAAACAGATTAAGCCAGCAATCCAAGAAACAAGATCCCAGATATTAAACATCATTTTTTTCTTCCACTCCTTCCCCATTTAATTCGCCTTCATCCGGCATAATAGTAGAGCGACAATTATAATGGAACGGGGGCATATTAACCCCGACTTGCGCGTCTTCTAGTTTATATAATTTGTCCTCTTGTGCAATTCGTCGGCAAATTTGAGTCGTCCGATTGTCTAAAACGACTAAAATCCGATAGTGTTTCAAACCTTCACGTTTATATCGTTTAATGGTTGCGCGGTTTATGATTGCTGTCGCGTCCGTTCGGACAAGCGTTTCAGCCCTCGAGCGTGCCACATTGAACTCTTTTCGTATTTCTCGAGCCATTTCGTGTGGACTATCGCCACGAATAAAACCTTGACGGAAAACTTTCTTCAAGCTATCCGCTAGCGTGTCAGTATTCCCCCAAAGTTGCTCGGAATAGTTCCGGCCGTTGAAGGGTGTTTTTATAACTTCTTCAAACGCTGGACGATTAACTGCGCCAGTACGCCCGCCGTGTGCCTTTTTATAAGCATATTCCGCAACGTCATATAGATACTTTTCAAAACTCTTATGAAGCGCCCCAGCAAGCACGCCAGCGCGATAGACTGCTTCAGCGTGTAAGGCTTCGATTCTAATCGCTCGAGCTGCCGAATATTGTTCGTTTAAACGGTTTAACAATTCCGGATTGTTTTTAGCTTCTTCGCGATACTTCCGAGCATTTTCCACATAATCGCTTAAATCTTCACCCCTCAAGCGCTTCATAGCGTCTTGATAGGTCATTTCGTGATTTTCAGCGTATTTTGTATAAAAGTCAAAAATCGCTCTTTGTAGCTTCACCGACTGCGCCCGATAAGTTTTTTCTAACTCAGCAAAAAAATCAATATCTTTTCGGTCAACGTACTCGAATATCTCTCGAGCGCGTCCCGTCCAGTATTCATCATGGCTTGTTAGATTCTTCAGTTTGTTCATCCGCTACCTCGTTTTCTTGTGTGATTCGTGGTAACATTTCAAGCGTTTTTTCCGTGTCTTCCTTCAGTCGTTTCAATTCCGTTTCAGCATTGACTCCAGTCACGCGCTCAAGAATTTCGACAATAGTCTGTTCACTTACCACGCCATAGAGATTCTTAACGATTGCCACCATTTCATTATTATTTTGTGGAAGGTTCGGAGTGAATACGATATCGGTTTCGTTGATAAGGGCATAATTTCCTGAATCATTCCCCTTAATTTTCCAGATATTGACCGCTAGCCGTAAGCGACGCATAAGCCCCTTTTCAAACAAAAGCTCTTGCTTACCGCGATAGTTATCCGCTGCCATCATCTTATATTTCATCGCTTCGCCCGATTGAACCCCTCCGAAGTTGTTATCGGTTGTGTCTGGTGTGAAAGTGAAGCGTAAGATATCATTCACCAGCCGTTCTTTATAGGCTTCCGCTCCGGCTGTATCGTACGTTTTAACTAAGTAATGAGCGGATGGCGAAGAACCTCCCGGAATAGGGTTATCGTCAAGAACTAAGATTTTTGCTTTCTTGAACGACTGCGAAACAGCCAGACGACCGTTCGGATTGATTCGACCATCTTCTAAAAAGTCTTTATCATCAACACCAGTAAACGGATTGCCTGAGATAACCAGTAAGGCCTCGTTACTATCTTGCTGGAAGTTTGCCAATTCCGATTGTGATAAGTCGTAAGCGTCGATAGAATCTAGCACGGCTTCAAACGCTCCGGTTCGGTCTGTGTTATTGCTAAACTCGTTCACCGGTACGCCATTAAAGAAATGCTCGCTTGTTTCTTTCAGTCGAAGCGTGTCCGCTTCCAGATTATCGTCCACATACTCGTATATAGCATTGTCAGTATATACTTTCACAAAATCGCGTTTGTGTCCGTTTCCGTAACTGATAGAGTAGTAATTGACTGCCATCAAAGAACGCTGTTCGTAACTATCATCATAAATGACAAAAGTTTGTTCCGGGTTCATTCGATAGAGTTTCACCCAAACGCTACCGTCCACATCCTGAAACGTATTCAGAAGCTCGTAAGCACGACCATAAATAGCTAAATCTGTTTTGATTGCCACATTATGCTCTTGCTCGTTGTTTTGTTTGCTAAAATTATCGATTAAGGCTTGAATTTCTGCGTTTTCGTTCTTGTATTCGACCGGATTCCCGAGCATATACCCTTGTTCAAAAACAGTAATATATTTCGCCCAATCGCTCGCGATTCGATTATCTGCGCTGTATTTATCGCTTTTCTCGTCACGATATTTGATATTATTATCAGCCAGATAATATCGTTTCAGTTCTTTCAAGCGGTCCAGTTGTTCCGCTCGGTGAGTTCCGACGAAATTTTTCAGCCGTGCAATCCATTTCTGACTTTCAAAATCGATCGTTTCAAAATCTTCGATTGTCATCATAAATTGACGGTTGGCGCTCTCGTCAAAACGTCGTCCTTTTAAGAATTTCAATTTCTTTCATTCCTCCTTTTAGAAATAGTATTGCGCGCTTTCCATACGTTCTTTAACCGTGCTGCTCGTATCGTAAACGTGCTGTGAATAAATCGCATATCTCACCGCGTCAAGAACGTCGTCATGCTCTTTGACCGGTTCACCCGTTCGCTCGTTCCAAACGTACTGATATATTTCATCTTTGAACTTGCGTACCTTATTTGAAACAACAAAAAAGCGACCAGCCTTCATCAGCTTAGCCACTTCTTCAATACCAGATAATACAGACTTGTAAGCATTAAAACACTTTAGCCGTTCGCGGTTGAATCGTCCGACGTGCTCGGGACGTGCCGAGTCAGCCCAGAAGAAGATATCACCATACCGCGCTTTTATATCTTTTGCAAGATCCACCCAGAAGTCAATTTCTTTGTACTGGTGCGCGTGCTCCTCCAAAATATACACATCACCGGCCTCGGTTTGACCGACGACCACGATAGAGCCGTAATGCTCATATCCCCAGTCAACTCCAGCATAGACTTTGATAATATCATCTGGAGCGTTATCGATATACATGTTCTCTTTGAAGTCACGATATACCGCACCTTCACCAATCACCCAACGCCCGTATATACCGCGTTCAGTAAACATACCGGAAGGCGTCGTTGCGATCAAGTTATCGACATATCGTTGATTCAAGAATGTATTATCAAAAATTGTAAAATGATTGGCAAGTATTTTCTCACCGTCTGCCTTGTCGATATAATCAACTTTCAGCCAATGCTTCGGATGGTCCGGGTTGGTATCGCATATAATACGCGCACCGTACCCCGAACAACGTTTTAAAATTTCGTCAAATACCTCTTTATTCGCCAACGTCGCCTCGTTGACGTATGCCCCGAATGCTGTCATACCACGGATGGCTTTTAAACCCGCTATCGAGCCCGTAAACGTCGTCACGACATAAACTCCGAAAAGTGTAAAATTCCCGTGTCTATCAAAACGGAATTCGTGCCCGTAAGCGTCTGTGATCTCGCGCAATATGTTTGTTTGAAGCGTCCCAGACGATACCGCTCCTAAGATATACATCGGCGTTTGAACCCCGACTTTTGCAGCGTTCTTTTTAACGCGCTTCAATTCCATTAAAAATAGATCATTGTCGAGCTTAGTCTTACCAGCACGAACCGCGCCGTGGTTTATCATCATGTACCAATCACGGGCAAGGGAACGCCTCAAGATTTTAATTTGTTTGTCCGTGTAGAGTCGTTCAAGTGCCATCTTGAATCACCCCTTCCAACTTATCGAAGTAATCAGCCATGATATCCTCAGAAGCAACCCCGCCTTCAAGTTGCTGCTCGCGCTTCTTATTCTCGAGTTGCATTGCCTTAACGCGTTCTTTTTGCTCTTTCTTATCAAGGCTGTCTTTCGTGCCCTCGTTACCGTTCATCTTAGCCAGAAGCTCAATCGCTCGCATATCACCCTTTAAGGCTTTTTGCAAAAGAACCGTCACGACTGCCGTCTGATTTGTAGCGCTTAAGCCCTTTTCTTCGAGCGTTTCTTTAAGCTGTGGACTGAAGACGTCCATTGCTAAAATCTCGTTGACTTTCTTTTTTAAGTCTGCTTTTTCCCTTCGAGCTTTCCCGGAGGCGATACCGCCTTTTCTCTGAATTTCCCTTTGCTCGTCCTTTGTTCGCTCGTTAAGTGGAATCAAGTTTTCGTTCGACATCGCCTCCCCTCCTTACTGTTTAATTTGTTTTAGAATGGTAAGTTCGACGGCGAAATATAACCACCGCCACTTAATTTTGTATAATCACTTGTTCCGATATTCCCGACCTTCTTCTTGTCGTATTTATAACCAAACTTGCTAGCGTTCTTGCGAAGCCACCAATCTGAACCTTGGTCGTATGACATTTCTTTAGGCCATTTCGCATTGTTTACCGCTTTCGTGAATCCTTTAGCGTCGAATTTTTGAGTTTTCTCAAAATGATAATAACTGTCTTTATTCGTTGCAATGATTCCTTTTCTGTTTGAACCAGCGGTATTTAAAAGATCAGCTTTTGAAAAATTTCCTCCGCCCGGGTGATTGTGTACAACTGTATGCCCAGCCCCAGCTATTATACTAACGCTATGAGCGTTGCCGATACGGTACGAATGAGCGAACCCCTGATCGTCAACCGATACCGCGTATTCACGTTTCGCGCTTCCATAATCATTTATAAATTTACTGACGACTGAATCTAAATTTTGACTTCTCCCGCCATAGTTAAACGGCGCCGGATTCGCGGAATACGATTTGTCCTCTCCATCTTTTGCACTCGTAAAACCTCCGCCTAATTCGCCCTTACTACCTTTTCCACTTTTGCCGGAACTTGCACCATGGCCACCAGAAAAGATATTAAACTGAATCCCGTCAAGCAAGGCATTTACTTCTTTATCTGCCACCACTTCTTCAACGTTTTCAAAAAAACGCGATTCACCAGTCGTTACATTATACAATTCCAGATCGCTATAAAGATAATAATCTCCTAAATTTATCATGTTTAAATACTTTTCAAATAATTCTTTTAGCTTTTTAGCTTCCATGTTTCATCCTTTCTGTCGTTACATTTTCAAAATAATGTACTTCAATATCTCCATAATCATATTCGACTTCACCGCCATAAACTAATAGCCTTTTCGGTTTTAGCAGCTCGATCATAACGTTCATCCCGTCTTTCCATATTTCAAATTGTTCTTCATTTTGTTTAACGCCGATTGTACTAATCGCAAGTGTAGCGCCTACCGGCAACCCGTCAAAACAAAATGAAAAGCTATCCGAATACGCCCACGATACCGTCGGTATAACTGTATAACCGTAACGTTGCATAACTTGACCGATTAACCTCGAGCGGTAAACGTTCCATACTTGCATAGCCACCGGCATATCAATATATAAGCTAAAGTCCGGCGTTAGCACGCAATCAAATTGACTTAATTTCTCAATATAAAATTCCGGACGTTGCCAGATTCTCTCAAATTGATAATCGTCAAGGAAGAAATGAACGCCCGCTTCATAATCGGGCTTGTTTAAAACGTAATTAAACCCTTGTAACTTTTTAGGGATATGATCCACCGGTTCAAGGATAGGCATTTCAAAACGCCCTTCAGTTTTTTCGGGCTCGAATAAATCGAGATTGTACTGATTGATTGTTGTTTCTCTATGAAATTCCCCTTCATCCTCTTTTGGTGTATCATCCGAAAAACCGAAGTCCACCTCCGAAAACTCGAATCCGTATTCACTCATATCGACGGTGAAGATATCTTCTAATTCCGCGCTTAATAAATCAGCGTCGAATCCCGTATCAATATTCAGCTTATTATGCACCAAGATATAGGCCTTCTTTTGGTCTTCGGACAAGTGAGATAATCGAATAGCTTCCACTTCATCATATCCGAGCTGCTTTAAGGCCTTCAATCTTCCGTGTCCTTCAATTAAGACGTTATTTTCATCTATCGCGATAGGATCATTATTTCCGAATTCGAGGATTGATTTTTTTATTTTTTCAATTTGTTCTTGCGGGTGTAATTTCGCGTTATTTTCGTATTCCACCACGTCAGAAATATTTATTGTTTCAATTTTCATATAAGCACCAAAAAACAGCCCGAAAAGGGCTGTCGAGTAGAATGGAAAGGTTGACAAGGAAAACTCATGAAAAACCTTGTCGAAGCGGACGGGCGGAATCGAACCGCCTGAAAATATAAAATAAAATTAAATCAAAGGAAGATATGCACTTACTCTATGTTTGGTAAAAAAACGATTAAATATAAAGGAATCCGTTAAACCTTTCGCCCGCGTATGAAGCGCATTGATACGCTTCAAAAAAACTTTTTTTCGTTTTTCTCCTGATAATACAATTTTATCACCTTTTTTCGTGCATTTTTCCCAACTTTTAGCGACTTTTTAAAAAAATACTTGTATATTTCTTTTCTAGTCCTTCAAAAAAAGGTTTGATAATATGACGATAGACCGAATTTTTCGACATAAAAAGCTCAAGTGCCACTCCTTCAACGTTCTTCGAGCGTGATACATAAAGAGCCTTGATTGCTTCCCAATTTGTAGCCCCGCACTCCGCCTTGTATTCTTCAATCGCTTGTGTTAGCGTATAGAGTCGAATCAACTCTGGATCATTTTCTTTCATGATAACATTTTTCAAGGCTTCGGGAGTATTCTTTGCGGTCTTACTTTTGATATACCAGTTTTCGTCAAAATTTTGATACGGGAAAGTAATTTCTTCGATACGTTCTTTTATTTCCTTATCGAATGGATAGCGTCTAAGCGCGTCTATTAAATATCCGTATCGTGTTTCAATTCTCAAACTTCCCACCTTTCTAGCCTAATAGCTTTTAAAATTCTTTTTGATAAATATCGAAGACGCCTTTCTTTTGTGATTCTCTATAAGCAATCGCTCCTTCTTTCGTTTGAAATTCGACTTCTTCAAACGGTGACGTTCGATTATATTCCATCCTAGTTGTCTTCAAATATTTTCTTACAATCCAAACTTTCAAAGTTTCACCTCGTCCCCGATTTTAATTTTTTGATATTTCTGTTCATTTATCACAAAAACATTATCATTTATCGTTATCGTGTATAAGCTGCCTATTTTCTTCTTGTCGCTTACGATTCCTTTTATTCCTGATCCTTGATTATCAGCGTAATAGACAAGTAAAGGTTTTTCTTGTTGGTCTATAATCGACCGCTGCATAAACAGCATGCAAGTCGTGAGCAAGGCATAGCCAATTAAGAAGCGTTTCATTCCCTGATTTCTCCCGTGATTTCATTTCGCTCAACTCTTAACTTAAAGCAGTCATTGTTGCCTGTGTGAAATATTGTAATCTCTTCGCCCCATTGACTTCTTGTATATGGATATCTGTTTGGTCGTTTCATATTCATCACCACAAAACACCACCATTCAATTTATTGAATTCTTCTTTGGTAAATCCCTGACTAATAGTTATTTCAAAGTTTTTTAAAGAAATATCGCCAGATTGTAATTTACTTACATCAATATTCCCAGATTTTTTTACACTAGCGTTTGGAATAAAAGTTTCAACAACTCTTCCCATCGCTGTAAAAGTATTTCCTCCATCTGTGCTTAATTTAATGCCTATGGGGTAACTGTTATACATTCTACGAAACTTCATAATCAATCGTTTTCGTTTTTTATTTAGTGACATCACTCCACCTCCCTAACTTCAATACCCGGACAATCAAACACCCAACCAAGATTTGCTTTCTCTAACTCAATTTTTGTAAACGCACTTTCATACTTAAGAGAGAAATATATACGTCCATTACCGTCTTTTGCAAAGTAGTGTTTTGTTGCTTTAATCTTGACCGTATACTTCGGTTCTTTATCGACCTCGTAGCCGTCAAGTATGGCTTTTATTAATCTTTTTCTGTTTTCAAAATCCCAAAATTCCTCACTCAAACCTCTAAGTTCTAAGCCGTCATTATTCGTTAAACGATAACCAAAACCGACTCTTGAAATATAATATAAAGCCTTTGTAACATCACTTCTGTGGTTTAAATTAAACGTTTCAAGGAATTTCGCTTCTTCCTCAGACACTTTGACTTTCTGCGGTTCGTCTAATTCTCTGACTAGACCTAAAACTAATTTCTTATCAATCCAAGGTCTGTTTTCTTGCGTTATGTGCTGGTAAGGCTTCGATTTTTTCAATCAATTCTTTATATTTCATTCCGTCACTTCCTTTAATTCCACCATAGGGTTATTCAGTAACCAATCGAGATTTTTCGCTTTAATTTCATCGATCGTAAAAGTTTGTTTAAACTCGACCGTATAACGCGTTTCATCTTCAATCTCTATGATATACGTACCCCGTGTCTTCTTTTCATTTTTCGTTGTAGCGATCAAGCTCCTTAACGTCCGAATATTCGCTCCCGTTTCATCTGCAATTTCTTGTAAAGTCCCGACTGCTGTTAACTCGTCTTTTCGGTAATATGCAAAAGTACGGACCTTCATCGGTGAGCCCAATAATTCGACGTCTGTCACCTTAAAAAAATCGCAAAGAGTTTCAATTCCGAATTGACTCGGTAAGCGTGTGCCTCTGAACCATGAAATAACTGTATTGTAAGCATACCCGATCTTGTCTGCTAAGTCTGTTTTTGCAAGCCCTTGTTCTTCTGTGAATTTTTTCAGATTCTCCCGAAAGTGTTTTTTTTGCTCGTTGTCATATTTCACTAGTCCCATTCTCTACCTCTTTCTTCTTGACTGATATTTCGTACAATTGATCTTTAATTGGTATTACGAAATTATCTTCAGTCAATTGTTTGTTATCTTGTAACCGTTTAACAAGTCTCGCGCATAAAGCACCAAGCGCTTTTTGTGGATCAAACTTTTTTAGTTTATCTTGTTCCATTTCTTCCAAAATTTCAAAATAAGTTTTTTCTTTCATGTTTTCGCTCCTTCCGCTTGAGCTTCTAACCATTCAAATAAGAGCCCGAACTGCTGCACGACTAGATCGTTATCATTGTACTTTTTACAAATTTCAGCAATCGAGGACGCCACCCAATGCCAATACCGGTCTGAACCGAATCCGGCTAGTTGCGCCATCTGGTTACTTCTAGCCATCCACTCCGGAACTTCCACGCTAAAGAAATGTATGTAATTCATCGTTCCATTCCTCCACTCTTACATAGATTCCGACAATCTTCGCCCAGAACTTTTCAGAAATTTCGCTAGCCACTTGAGCGTCGTCGTTCCAATAGCCGACTTTCGTCATGCAATCTTTAAATAGCTTTTGTAAATTGTCTGTGTCTGGTTTCGTCGTTTTATATTGCCCGTCGTGTGCTCCTTTTATCATCGGAAAGCACCACTTGACGGTCAGACGAACCGCGCCTTGTATTTTATCCGGGGGAACGTGTCGCGCAAGCAAACCTTCAAATTTTGCTCTTGCATTTTGCAATTCCACCGGTTCATAAAATACCGGCTTGCCATTTCGGACATTTACCTTTTTTTGCTGGTGTGTCGTTGTTGGAATTTTTTCCATCGGTAAAAAGAATTCAATCATATTATTCGTCCTCGTAAAATACAAATATCATGACGTCTTCACCTAAAGTTTCGATCTCGGTATTAACCCAAACCTTTTTTTCTTTTTCTAGCCATTCCAAAAAAAGATTGACTTCCGTTTCAAATTGTGAAAAGAATCTCACGTTCGACTTAAAAAATTTTACTTTCATATTCTACCTTTTCTTTTTAGTTTTTTATTTTAGCTTTTCCATACGCGCTTTTGTCAAAGATGAGATAAAGGATAAAGGGGCGGAGCTTGAGCCCCTTTTCCTTTTCTCTTTGACTTTACGAAGGAAAAGTCCTTTTAATATCCTTGAAAAGGATATAGGCTGTTTTTTTCCGGAAAAATACTAGACTTTTTCCTATTTTTCCAATTTCGGAAAGAAAAGAAAAATACTGGACTTTTTCCAAAACTGGAAAAGAAAAATACTGTATTTTTCCTAAGAATTCTTCTAGTATTTTTCCTATTTTTCCTTTTCTTTTATAGGAAAAACAATGCCTTTTTTGATATCAAAACCGTCATGCTCACGGATATAATTCTCGACTGATTTTGTCGATTTTAGTCCTAAATATTCTTTTAATTCATTCACGGTTACGGGTGAAGAACCGTCAAAAAGTGCCGAGTAAGCCGTTTCTAATTTCTCATTTCGTTCTTTCTGATTTTGTTCTTTTGACTTCCGTCCCTCTTGTCCTTTTTGCCACATAGGCTTTTCACCGTCAAGCTGGATATCCGCAAGAATTCCCGAATCGTCTAAGAAATGCACCGGATAAGAGAACCACATATTCACCGGCTTAAACTTCGCGAACTCTCGAAGTGTACCTTCAACGCGCCACGCTGTCGATATTTCAATCGCTCGACGTGTATCATTGATTTTATCAACGTACGAAGCACGTTCTAACACGTCTGGAATTCCCTTTTCAAAGTGTGCTCTCATGCTGCTAGCGTTATATAAATCGTCAAGACTTACATATTGCTGATAATATGTATTATTCTTTTCTTGTAAGGCTTCTTTATAAATTCTGCAAGCCGTATGATTGATTCGTTGTGTGTATAATTCTTCTGTGACTTCTAGTTCCACTAAGTCAATCAACGCGTCTGGATCTCGAGCAAACACTCCCGAACCACTAGCACGGTCCATTGATTTTTTACCACTCTGCGAACCTTTTGAATGGTGATGACAATAAATAACCGAGCACCCGAGCTCTGTCGCTACTTTATCGAATTGATTGGTAAAGTGTGCCATCTGGTCCGCGCTGTTTTCGTCACCCGTCAAGACTTTATAAATCGGATCAATGATAACCGCTATATAATTCTTTTTGAGTGAACGTCGAATTAATTTCGGTGCTAGCTTATCCATCGGTACGGTCTTACCGCGCAAGTTCCAAATGTCGATATTTTGTAGGTTGTTCGCTTGCAATCCCATCGCCTCGTAAACATCGCGGAAGCGGTGCAAGCATGAAGCGCGATCTAATTCAAGATTGACGTATAGAACTTTTCCTTGCGTACAATTCCAATTCAGCCATTTTCGACCTTCAGCAATCGCGATTGACATTTCAATCAAGCTAAACGACTTCCCAGCTTTTGACGGTCCAGCTATCAGCATTTTATGGCCTTGTCTTAGAACTCCTTCAATTAATTCAGGGGCTAGCTCTGGAAGATTGTCCCAACTATCAACCAGCCCTTCCGGATCAGGTAAGTCATCGTTCAAGTCTTCGATATACTGATACCATTCTTCCCAATTCCTTTTTCCGATATTGGTATCGACTAAGAATTGCTTTTGTCCGTTTCGCTCGAAGCCCGGCATACGGGACAATCGCGACGGGTTACGATTTTGTGTATCGACTGATATCCCGTTCTTTTGGCATATCTTATATAAGTAGTCAACGCGCTTTCGGTATTCATCATAGTTTCCCGCGTCCACCTTCACGATAGCGTGTAAGGACTTGTTCCCGCTATACACAAGAGCAGCGATAGGAAGTTCAAGTTCCTTATAAATAGCGTTTTGTTTTTCTACGCTCATGCTATCCGATTCGACAAGGGCATATCGGTAGTCGGTCACGTTTTCGTTTTTTGCACCCTTACCATCGAGGGGATTGAAACGAATCCACGCGCCAGCTTCTTGGTGATAATCTCCGAGGACTGCCCCAATATCGCCGTTACATTTACTAAGGGCTTCAATTAACTGTCCGGCTGTCCGGTCATACGCTCCCTTAGTTGGAAGCCATTTTTCAATTTCGCCCGTTTCGTCGTTTACTTTTGGATAGCTTTCCGTGACATATCCGACATTTTCGGACGATTCAAACAAGGCCTCGAGGTATCGGATAATTTCTTGGACTGGATTCCAGTTTGTAGGCTCATGAATCTCTTTACCCTCAATCCAGTTCTTATCAATAACGCGATAATCTCTATCAATGGTATCATTCCAATCTAATTCGTGAGCGCCCTCGCTATCGCTTGAGTATGGATTCACCCATCCGTGATCTTTTGCAAGTTGGACGATTGTCCCACCGGTTACAATCGAGCCCGCTTGTTCGTTGAAAGTGTCCCACTTTTTGAAACATTCAAATTTACGATACCGACTATCATTTTGCGACCAGTTGTCCCAATCCGACGCGGTATATCCTTCATGTTTTAGAGCCATCCCGACGTTTATCCATTCTTGATAGGATAAAACGGCCGGGTTGATATGCTCTAATAATGGCAACAAGTCAAATTCTCTTTCGTTGTTCATTTTACCCTTTCTTTTTTATAACCTTTCCGCTATTGCAGCGATCACATTCACGGTTACGCTGTTGCCCGCTTGTTTGTATAATTGACTATTTGAGTTGACCTCTTGCGCCTTGTCAAAAGCCCAGTCTGGAAAACCTTGTAATCTCCAACATTCACGAGGTGTTAGCTTTCTAATTCTAAAACCATCTGATAAATGATTGTTTTCGTGATAGCTATTGCTAGTTAAAGTAGGAGCGATGTCATGTTCTCCGCCTTTATTATACCCATGACCACGCTGAATAATTTTAGGTTCAAGATTTCCGCCTTGATACGCTCTGATAGTTGGTGCTATTCCGTCTGTGTCATAGACGACTCCGCTCTGGTTATAGTTGGGTTGGATTGTTCCGTATTTTTTTATTTCATTTTCAACGACAACTCCATGCCTATCTTGAGCCGTCAACGTAAACATAGGCTCGCCATCTGTTTTGAACCGTCTGCCATTTTGTCTTTTGTTTGCTCGGTCTGGAGTTAGTACGGGTATAGCGACTTGTTTAGGCTCTTTGTAATCTGTTGCGGTCAACGTTCCGACAATGCCGTTTGCACTATGCACGATTGACCTTGTTCCTTGCCGTGTTCCATTCGGATTTTTAGTGTTACCAACTATTTCTATTTTTGACTGTTGATTATGAGATTTCGCATTTTCTCCGATGATAGGAAAAACGTTTCTGGTACGTTCTCCTCTAAGATGTCCGATAATGAACACTCGCTCCCGATTTTGAGGGACGGAGAAATTTTTGCTGTTAAGCACTTGCCATTCGACATCATACCCCAATCCATCAAGCGCTCCGAGGATTGTTTTAAAGGTGTTTCCTCTGTCGTGGTTAAGGAGTCCTTTGACGTTTTCAAGGAAAAGATACTTAGGTTTGAGAATACTTGCAAACCGTGCAATTTCAAAGAACAAAGTTCCTCGTGTATCTTCAAATCCTCGTCTTGCTCCAGCAATTGAGAAAGCTTGACAAGGAAATCCTCCGCAAATAACGTCAACGTGTCCAATTTTTCTGATTTCTTCGTCTGTGACTGTTGTAATATCATGTAATTCTATTTCTCCCTCTGTGTTGTGGATTGCTTTATAGCTTGCTCTTGCGAACTTGTCAATCTCACAAAATCCAATACATTCATGGCCAGCTGACTCCATCCCTAGACGAAATCCACCAATGCCCGCAAATAAATCTAAAAATTTCATTCTTCCCTTTCTTAACTTGGTATATATTCCCTTGCAATGACGCCTCTTGGTAATCTCCAGCCATTCGCTGCTATTCGGTCAATCATATTTCTAGCACTTTCAAACGACCACATTCCGACGTTTTTAAATCCTCGACTTTCAAGGAAGCGAATCTGTTTCGGTGTAGTCAGCCCCTCACTTTGACGTTTATTCAAACGGTCAAGTAATAAGTTAGCTTTTCCAGCATTCCCGACTTCTTCGGTAAAAATACCGTACTTTTCGAGTGCTCGGAGTTGTTTTTCTGAAGGCGGGGACATTTCCCACCCAAAACTAGGGACATAGCTCGATAGGTCTTCGGCATGAATTGACATTTCAAATTGAAGCGGATCAACAAGCTTTCGTTTCCGCTTTCTCATTTCAGCAAGTTGTTTCGCAAGTGCTTCTTCACGTTCTGCCACGACGTCTTCAGCGCTCTTGACTTCCATCTGCTCGAGGTCAATCACGACTCCCGTTTCTTCTTCCATGTTTTCGACCATCTTTTTAGTCACTTCAGGGCTTTCACAAATTAAATGAGCCGGTCTGCATAGTTCGTGCCGTTCTGTATGCCATAAAAAGTCTAGTAATAAAAGCTCGTCTTTTCCGGGAAATAGACGCGTTCCACGTCCGACCATTTGAGAATAGAGCGCCCGGACTTTCGTCGGTCTTAATACCACCACGCAATCGACTGAAGGGCAATCCCACCCTTCCGTTAAAAGCATAGAGTTACAAAGAACGTTATAGCGTCCCTTTTCAAAGTCTTCGAGCACTTTCGCCCGGTCTTTCGATTCGCCGTTTACTTCAGCAGCTTTAAAGCCCCGCTCGTTTAAGATATCGCGGAATTTTTGGCTAGTCTTTACTAGTGGAAGAAAAACGACTGTTTTCCTATCCTTGCAATATTCGGCCATTTCATCTGCAATTTGTACCAGATACGGATCGAGTGCCGTTCCGACGTCGCTCGCTTTAAAATCACCCGCGGACATTGAAACGCTTGACAAATCAAGGTCAATCGGAATTGTTAAGGCTTTAATTTTGGAAAGATACCCGTCTTTAATTGCTTGTACTAGTGAGTATTCATAAGCTAGACTGTCGAAGTATGATCCG